GTGTAATGAAAGATCTTGAAGATGAACAAAATAAGATTTCTGTTAGAGGTCAACAGAACTTAGGTTATGATCAAATGTAAGTTATGTTATTTGTAAAAAGAACCGATGAATTAATACCAACTTATAAAGATGGTGTTTGGGATTATACCTACTTTTCCTCTAGAGGAGAGATGGCAGATTTCTTAGAACCTTTGTTCAAGGAACCTGGTGATTATAATTTTGATGAAACATCTCTTTTATTTAATGAAGAAGCAACTAAATTTAATGCAAATGGTGAGGTATATTGTTTACATTTATTTAGAAGCAAAGACTTTAATAAATACTGGAATGATCAGAAAGAAAAATGTAGAAAGGGGGTAATCTTTCAAAGCGGTGATAAGACATGGTATCTTCCAGGTGATTATTACATGTGGTTAAATTTTCTTCCTATCTTTAATAAAGAGATAAAGGCTTATGGTTTTGCTGATGTAAGGGATGCTCAATATCACATGGCATTATATGAATGCCTTGCTGAGTTAAATTATGAGCATGCTGCTCTATTGAAAAAAAGACAGATAGCATCTTCATATTATCATATGGGTAAATTAGTAAATGCTATCTGGTTTGAAGAAGGTGTTGTATTAAAGATGGGTGCATCACTTAAAGATTACATTAATGATATGGGTTCATGGTCATTCTTAGATGAATACAAAAACTTTTTGAATGAAAAGACTGCTTGGTATAGACCGATGAATCCAGGAGCAGTAGGTAAATGGCAACAAAAAATTGAAGTAAAAGTAAATGGTAGAAATAAAGAAGTGGGTAATAAAGGGACTCTTAAGTTATATTCATTTGAGAACTCTCCAACAAAAGGTGTAGGTGGACCTACAACTTATTTTTTTTATGAGGAAGCAGGAATTGCTCCAACAATGGATAAGACATTTGAGTTCTTAAAACCTGCAATGGAATCCGGTGATATAACAACAGGTATGTTTATATGTGCTGGTTCAGTAGGGGATCTTAAAGAATGTAAACCTTTAGCTGATATGTTGCTTAGACCGTATAAGTATGGTATAAGAAAAACAAAACATAAGTGGTTAAATGCTGATGGTGTTGAAGCAGAGACAGCATTATTTATTCCAGAACAATGGTCTATGCCTCCTTATATAGATCAGTATGGTAATTCAAAAGTATCTGATGCATTAGAAGCAATTAGAAAAAGAAGGGTTAAAGAGTATGAAGAATTAGACATAGATATATATAATCTAAGGGTGTCTCAGAAACCTACTAATATTGAAGAAGCTCTTGCAGTAAGAGAGGAGTCAAGATTTCCTCAACATCTTGTTAAGTTTCAAGAAAGAAAGATTAAAGATAAAGAGTACTATTTAAAACATGTTATTCCTGAGAGGGATGTACAAACAGGCATTGTTGTTTTAAAACCTACTAACAAAGCACCAATAGATCAGTTTCCTATAGAGAAAAGAAAAGAAGATAAAACAGGTTCTCTTGTAATACATGAGGATTATATTAAAGGTTCAAAATTTGGAACTTACTATGCATCTATTGACCCCGTATCTGATGGTAAAACTGTTACCTCTGAATCATTAGCGTCGATATATGTTTACAAAAATCCCATTGAAGTGACTAAACAAAATGCTGATGGTACCATTGAAACTTTTTTAGAAGGTGATAAACTGGTGGCTTTTTGGGCAGGAAGATTTGATGATGTAAATAAAACTAATGAGTTTTTATTAATGATAGTTGAAGCTTATAATGCATGGACATTATGTGAGAATAATGTTAACACCTTTATAAATTATTGCATACTTCATAATAAACAAAAGTACTTGGTACCTAAATCTCAAATGATTTTTGTTAAGGATCTTGGAAATAAGCAAACAACTTTCCAGGAGTATGGTTGGAGAAATGTTGGTACAATCTTTACTGACACATTACTTGTTTACTTAATTGATTGGTTAAAAGAAGAATTAGATGTAAAAGAAGATGACAAAGGAAATAAAAAAATAATCCATGGTATAACTAGAATACCTGACATAATGGTTCTTCAAGAAATGAAAGCGTATACTAAAGGTATGAATGTGGATAGACTTATTTCATTAGCTGCATTAATATCTTTTGCAAAAGTTCAACAAGCTAATAGAGGCTTGATCAAAAGATCAGAACAAACCAAGGAAGATTTGGATAAGTCTAAAAATTTGTATAAATTAAACCATAGTCCTTTTAGAAATATGAACAATAATAAAAGAACAACTGGTGTTAAAAAATCACCTTTTAAAAGATTGAAATAATATGGAAGTATATAACGCATTACAGTTAAAGAATGGTGCTAAGGTTGAAGGTTACAATCAGAGCAGTCATTTTACACAACCTATACAGTTTTTACCACAGGATAAAAAAGATCAAGAATGGGCCATGTGGAACATGGATTGGTTGGAGTTGCAAGGTCTTAAACAGATAAGAGCTAATGCTAAAAAGATGATGAAGAATTATAAGTTAGCAGAAGGGATTATAGACAAAAGTGATTATATTCCAGAAGAAGATAACGATTATTCAGATATATTAGAAACTCTTTCAGATGTGGAAAACCCTTTTGAATTAGAGTTTTATCCTATTTTACCAAACATTATAAAAACACTAACTGCGGAATTTGCTAAAAGAAATAAAAGAATTACTTATAGAGCTGTGGATGAAGCATCATTTAATGAATTGCTTGAGGCTAAAAGAAGTGATATAGAAACAAGTTTGATTGCTAAGGCTGAACAAAAGTTAATGGCCAAGTTAGCAGCTGCTGGTTTAGAACCTGACTCTGAAGAATTTCAAAAAACAATGTCTCCGGAAAATATTAAAAGTCTTCCTGAGATTCAAGAATTTTATACAAAGAGTTATATTAATATTCCTGAGCAATGGGCTTCTAAACAACATGATATTGATGAAGAAAGATTTCATATGGATGAACTTGAAGAAAGAGCATTCTATGATTTCTTAATTAACTATAAAGAATACTGGCATTTTGATATGTTAGAGGATGATTATAATGTTGAGTTATGGAATCCCGTTCTAACATTTGAACATAAGTCTCCTGAAAATAAATATACTTCCGATTCCTCTTTTGCAGGCAATGTTGAATTACTTACATTATCAGATGTAATTGATAAGTATGGTTGGAAGATGAATCAGTTACAACTTGAATCATTAGAGAAACAAATGCCTGCTTCAAATGTAGATTATGCTATTACAGGTTATGCTAATGATGGTGCTAGATATGATGCAACTAAATCTCATGAATGGAATAGTACAGGTCCTTCACTAGGATACAGACAGTATATGTCAATGATGACTAATTTTGTAGATAATGGAAATGATGTAGTGGATTGGATAATGGGTGATGGTCAATTCTCCTCTATGGGAGAATCTCAATTATTTAGAGTTACTAAATCTTATTGGAAATCTCAACGTAAAATTGGACATCTTACAAAAATTGATTTAGATGGTGAAGTCACAACTTCAATAATTGATGAATCATATCAAATAGTTGATAAGCCTATTTATAATAATGTTTTATTTAAAAATAATACTGAAGATAATTTAATTTTTGGAGAACATGTTGAGTGGGTTTGGATTAATCAAACATGGGGAGGGATAAAAATTGGGCCTAACATGCCAACATGGTATGGTAATAAAGAAGGTATTACTCCAATATACATTGGCATAAACCAAAATGAAATCAAACCTTTGAAATTTCAGTTTAAAGGTAATAACTCTATATATGGTTGTAAAATTCCTGTAGAGGGGTTGTCAGGTCAGAATAGATACATATCACAACAATCTTTAATTGATCTTGGTAAGCCTTTTCAGATCGCTTATAATATGGTTAATAATCAAATGAAGGATATACTTATTGATGAGATAGGTACCGTCTTATTATTTGATCAAAATACTTTACCACAACATTCAATGGGTGAAGACTGGGGTAAAGGTAACTTAGCTAAAGCTTATGTAGCAATGAAAGATTTTTCAATGCTTCCTTTAGACACATCAATTACTAATACAGAGAATGCATTGAACTTCCAACATTTCCAAACATTAAACATGGAACAAACTGGAAGATTAATGTCAAGGATTCAACTAGCTAATTATTTTAAACAACAAGCTTATGAAGCAGTTGGTTTAAATCCTCAAAGAATGGGTCAACAAATTGGACAGACTAATACAGCAACTGGTGTTGAACAAGCAGTTGCAGGATCTTATGCTCAAACAGAAACTTTCTTTATTCAGCATTCAGATTACTTAATGCCTAGAGTTCATCAGATGAGAACAGATCTTGCTCAGTATTATGCATCTACTAAACCTTCTTTAAGAATCCAGTATACAACATCTGCAGATGAGAGAGTATTCTTTGAAATAAATACAACCGATTTATTATTAAGAGATCTTAATGTTTATGGTACAACAAATGCTAATCATAGACAAACAATGGAACAGATCCGTCAAATGGCTGTTCAAAATAATACAACAGGTGCTACAATATATGATCTTGGTGCATTACTTAGTGCAAATTCTTTAGGGTCAATCCAAAATGTATTAAAAGGAATTGATCAGAAATCTCAAAAAAGAGTTGAAGAAGAAAGAGCACATGCTGAGAAACTTAAAGGTATGGAATTACAACAAAGAGATAAAGAGATTCAAATGGCTAATGATACTAAAGCTGCTGAAACTGAGAAACTTATTAGAAAGGATTTAATGGTTGCAGAAATAAAAGCTTCTGGGTATGCTTCTTCTCAAGATATAAATCAGAATAAAGAATCAGATTATACAGATGCAATGAATGACCTTAAAAAAAGTGAGCAGTACCAAGAGTCTATGGGTTTGAGTAGAGAGAAAGAGGTTGTTAAACAACAAATGCATTCTGATAAATTATCATTAGAAAAAGAAAAACTTAACCAGGCAAGAGAATTAAAAGAAAAAGATTTACAAATTGCTAAAGAAAATAAAAACAGATTTGATGTAAAAAATGATAAAAAGAAATAAGCTATATAATGGTAAATTATAAAAATTTAAATATACCTTTTCTTTTAAAATTTTTTACATTTGACTATATTAATAATATAACCAACAAAGAATAATATGAGTAATGTAACAGAAATTGAATTTGATAACTTAGATGATTTGTTAGGTGACATCACAGAAACTGTAATGATTCCAAAAGCAGTAGATGGAGAAGCACCTAAGAAAGATATGTTTAAGTCTGATAAAGAAGAAGAGTTCATTGACAATCCGGGAAAAGTAAAAGATGATTCTAAGGAAGATGTTGAAGAAGATGCTGATAAAAAAGCAGATGCTAAAGTAATTCTTGATGAAGATCTTAAAGAAATTGATGAGTTGCTTAATAGCGGTGCTGATTTAGATACTGAGGAAGGTCAAAAGAATCTTAATGCAATATCAGAAGCAGGTAAAAAACTAATTGAAAAAGGAGTGTTACTTCCTTTTGAAGATAGTAATGTTGATGAATATACTGCAGAAGATTGGGAAGAGTTGATTGAATCAAATCTTAAACAAAAAGAAAAAGAATTGATTGACACAGTTCCTGAAAGTTTCTATGAAACCTTACCTAAAGAACTTAAAAAAGCATATGAGTATATTTCCAATGGTGGAAAGGATACCAAAAACTTTTTTAAAGCTTTAGCTGCTGTTGAAGAAATTAAAGATTTAAATCCAGATAATGAATTTGATCAAGAAGCAATTGTTAGAAATTTTTTAAGTGTAAGCTTAAACTATACTGATGATGAAATTGAAGAAGAGATTACTGATTTAAAAGATAGAGGTGATCTTAAAGATAAAGCATTAAAGTATAAACCTAAGTTAGATGCAATGCAAGAGAAAACAATTCAGAAAAGAATTGAAGCTCAGGCCGAGTCTAAAAAGAAACAGCAAGAACAAGCACAAATATATCAAGATAATATTTATGATGTTCTTAAAGATGGTGCAATCAATGGTTTAGCAATTGATACTAAAACACAGAACATGTTATTCAACGGTTTAGTGGCACCTAACTACCAATCTGCTAATGGTAATCCTACAACAATGTTAGGACATTTATTAGAGAAATATCAATTTCAAGAACCAAGACATGATTTAATTGCTGAAGCATTATGGTTACTTGCAGATCCGGAAGGTTATAAAACAAAGGTTAAAGATAGTATAAAAAAGGAGGTGACAGCAAGTACATTTAGAACTTTGAAAACAGAGCAATCTAATAAAGGTACTGCCTCCTCTACAGGAAAAGAAGAGCCTAAAGTAGGTAGGAAAACAGTTAGTAGACCTACCCAAGGAGGTTTCTTTAAAGGATTAAAATAATAATAAATAATAACAAATAAACAAATAACATGGCAACTCCAGTATTAAACAATGGTATCTTTTTGAGAGATACAAAGTACCAGGTAAGCTCCCATTTAGACAGTTACCATTTGCGTAATATGCTATCTGATGCTGAACCTACAGATTTAGGTCC